ATGACAATCTTAAAAGAAATCAGTAAAAAAACGCTGGCAATCCTGGAATGCCGGTGGATGTTAGAGCATCCGGATAGACAATACAGCAATCAGGTGCAGAAGAAATGGGGAACAGCGGAAAAAGATGATGTCGTTATCGTAAGAGGCAGGAATCCGGAGGCATCCGGGGAACTGGGAAGCACCATATTTTTGTGCAAGGAAGATACAACAGGACAGATTACGCAAATCGGGGTATATGAGATTGACGGTGTGGAGCGTGAGCCGGGTGTATTTTATAGGGCAGATGGGAGGCGGAGCAAATGCAAAAGAACGAGCTGAGAAAACTTCGCGCACTTCCGGCGACCAAAGAAATGATGGAAAAAGGAAAGCAGCTTCGGGAAGAGGTAGAGATAGACTATTGGACGAGAAAAAAGAGAATCATCATGCTTCCTAAATACGATTATCTGTGCCGCGTCCAGAACCTGTCAGGATACATCAAGATAGCCTTATTTTTGCCGGAAAAGCTGCGGGCAGGTATTAAAACGCCGCGGTATGAGATTTTTTTAAACATCAAAGGGAATGAGTGGATTACAAGGATATTAAATGATGCCGGTCAGGAAGAAAAGTGGTCTACTGCAATGGTGTTTAATCTTGAGGGAATACAAAGATATTACTGGGGGAGACAAAGAGAAGAGGCAAAAGTATATATCAACAGTGATGCAAGGGCAACACTGAATACGCTGGAATTAGAGAAAAATAAGGGAAAAACAGGCATTGAAAGATTGGCCGAATGGCAGCAGTGCCAGAGGAATGAAAAGATAAGGATGCAGGAGGAACGTGAGCAGGCAGTATGGGATGCGGACATGAAGCTGATACCGGAGCTGACGGATGCCATGAAAGAATGGATGCGCAGGAATGTAGATAATACCTATATTTTTTATGAATATGACAGAAAAGGTGCAAAGACAGGGTATTGCTCAAAGTGCAGAAAATATGTGCCAATTAAAAATCCGAAGCATGGCAGTAGTACCATGTGCCCGTCATGCCGGACAAAAGCATTCTTTAAGGCGAGAAAGAAGATTCAGACCACGGCAACGGAGGGATATTTCTGCATCATCCAGCCGTTTAAGGATGGAATTGTGATTAAGAGAGTACATGAACGCCAGGCATACAGGGACAGACCGTATGAAGAGCCTAAAATCTGGATAGGAGAAACTGAAAGAATACTGATGTTTAATAACGGCATAATAAGAGCCTATCGCTGGGATATGTACAAGAACAAGAAGTTACGCTGGATACAGGAGACGAGCAACAAGTATCAGTATAGACAATATTACGGGAATTATTATTGGAGTAATGCAGATAAGCTTTACAGGAGAAATCTGCCACAGTTAAAGAAATATACCATGCTGAAATACAGTGCGTTAGACCTGTGGGAAAAGCTACCATGCTCCGTACAGTATTATCTTGTGACAGAAAAAGGAAATCCGGCAATAGAGAAGCTGGCACGCCTCGGAATGTTTACTATTGCAAAGGATATGTTAGAGGAGGAGTATGCTATGGATTTAATGGAACAGAAAGAAACAGAACTTGCAAGGATGTTAAGGCTGGATAAGGAACGCCTGAGACGATTGAAAGAGATGGACGGAAATATTTATTCCTTACATTGGATGCAGTATGAAAAAGAGGCAAACACAATATGGCCGGATGAAATGATAAAGGACTTTGGAGAAGCAGAATTCAACTTGAGTTCATTTAATTTTCTCAATCCGGAAAAAAAGTACAGTTTTACGAAATGCTATAACTACTTAAAAAAGCAGGCAAAGATGGCAGGAGAGACAATAGACCAGACGCTGATTACCTGGAGAGACTACATAAATATGGCAGAGCAAGAGCGGATGAATACGGCACTTGACCAGATAGCAAGACCAAAGGACTTAAAAGCGGCGCATGACGAGCTGATACTCATTCGTGAGACGAGAGGTTTAGAGAAGCAGGCAGAAAAATTAGAAAAGAAATGGACGAAGGTTAATAGCCAGCTTCCCAAACTCAAGAAGTTTGAATTTACACTTGGAGAGTATCAAATCAAAGCACCGGAGAGCATATTAGATATCGTAAAAGAGGGAACGATATTACGGCACTGCGTGCATACCTGTGATTATTATTTTGACCGGATTCAGAGGGATGAAAGTTATCTGTTCTTCTTACGGCACTCAAAACAGCCTGATATGCCATGGTACACGCTTGAGGTTGAGCCATCCGGAAATATCCGGCAGAAACGAACCACCGGGGATAATCAGAACAAGGACTTTGAGGAAGCGATTATTTTCCTGAAAAAATGGCAGCAGTTTTTCAAAAAACAGTTGACGAAGGAAGAAAAGAAGCAGGGAGAGAAAGCAAATCAGTTGAGACTTAAGGAATATGAGAAGCTGCGCAAGGATGGAAATAAGGTCTGGCATGGGAAACTTGCCGGAAAGCTGTTGGCGGACGTATTAGAAGAAGATTTTATGGAGGCATTGTGATGATAGAGATTGTAGAAAGTAAGAATACAGGCGTGGAAGGTTATCAGAGAACCTATCAGGAATACAAAGCGGAATTGGATGCGGAACTGGCAAAGACAGCAGAGAGCTTTGTAAAAATCGGCTACCTGCTGAAAGTGGCGCGGGATACAAACATCTTATATGAGTCAGGATATAAGAATGTCGTAGAATTTGCCCAGGCAGAATATAACATTGATAAAACGCAGGTCAGCCGGTTTATAAAGATTAACGATGAATTTTCAGAGGGCGGTTATTCAGACCGCCTAGAGGAAAGATATCGCGGATTCGGCTATGCGAAGCTGTCAATCATGCTGCAGTTGCCGGAAAGCATCAATGAAGAACTGACCCCGGAATACAGTAAGAAAGAGATTCAGACATTAAAGGATGAAGTAGACGCGGAAAATAAGGTTACAGACATTGAGCGGATGCTGGAAGCGGAAGTAGAGCCAAAAGTCATAGATGAAGCAGCACAGGAAAACACAGCGGCAGCAGTACAGGGAAGTACCGTAGAAGAAGGCGGCGCGGCAGCAGTACCGGAAAACGCAGTATTAGAAAGCGGCGCGGCAGCAGTGCAAGAAAACAATCTGCAGATAGCCATTAAGAGGCTTGGCGAGGAGATACCGGAACTGTACATAGAGGTACATAAGGCGTTATCAGAAAGCCCGGGAGAACGAGAAAATACAGGAAAAATCAAAGAAATCATGATGCCGGATGGGGCTAAGATTTATATGATCCTCATTCGAGGAATCGGACGCTGTATGTTATCACTGAAAGAAGAGGAAGACGTAAAGTTAATCAATGTCCGAAGCGGCGAAAAAGAAGTATTTACTTGGGAAGAACTGACGGAAAGCTGGATGGACATCATGCATATGCACATTTTACCGAGACAGTCCTGGGAAATGATTTATGGTCGGGAATATCCGGAAGTTGCACCGGTGCAACAGGAAAAGGAAAGCAGAAAAGAAAGCAAGGTAGTAAAGGCAAAGGAACATCCGGAGAAGAAGCCGGAAGTACAGCAGAAAGTAAAAGCGGAGCAAAACGCCATAAAAGCGGAGCAAAACTCGGAAATAGCAGAAGAAAGCACGTCAGAGATGCCACTGCCAGTGCAGGAGTCAATAGAAGAGCCTGAGACATGTGCAGAAAATCCGGGAGAACGAGAAAATATGCAGGTTGAGGGGCAGCGAAGCATAGAAGAGTATCCGGAATATCTGCCGGATGAGTATGAGAAAGCGCCGGAAATAAAAGAGCGCATAAGCAGAAGAATGTATGAACAGAGTAAGAAGACGTATAAAGGCAGCTTTGAAAATAATATAGGGTGCGCTCAGGCAAGAGCAGAAGAAGGAATGTGGGAGGTTGCAAAAGCAGACCTGATGGATGCAATACGATATCTGGATGCGCTGATAGAACTGGAAAGCATAGAAATAGTAGAAGAAGAGGGGGAATAATACATGAAGATTACAAAATTCGCAAATCTGGCAAAACAAAGTAATATGTGCAGAGTAATAACAGCCGGAGACAAGCAGTATCTGACAGAGGGACATGCTATATATTATGCGGAGCACATTCCGAGATTAAGCACAAGAGGAGAGGTCGAAGCAATATTAGAGCTAAGCGAAAAAAACAAAAAGAAGATAGTAATAGATCTGATAGAAGCAGAAAGTGATAGCGAAATATTAAGGTGTGACATGTCTGACGGTGCAAAAAGATATGCTACGGAACCGGTTGAAATGGTGGCAAGTACAGCCGGAAGGGATTTCAGAGCGATACTAGACGAGGAAAAAGAGCTATTATTTTTCGACTCAAAATTTCTCAGTGTGTTAAGTGATGTGATAGAGCACGAGGGTAGAGGACCATATGTAATGTTTGAAGTAAGAAAAGATAGAAAAGGTCAAAAGTATATCGCTGTTAAGGAGGGTTTAATCACGTTAGCGGCAATCATGCCAGTGAAACTACTAAGTGATAAATACATAGACAAATTGTGCGAGTTCACAAGTATGTGTCAGGCACAGTTGAATGTGGAGAAAGAACGTGAGAAACAGAAAACGTTGAATCAGGAACACGAGGAAGAGGAAGAGTGAGTGGTCTAAAATATGAGAAGACACCGACACCAAAACGTAAGAAGTCCCACAAAAAGAGCATCTTGCAGGAAAAGGACGGGACATGCTACCTGTGTGCGAAGCTCAACTTTGATTACTCAAAGAAATCGTGTCTGCATGAGCATCATATCTTTGGTGGAGCGAACAGAGTACATTCCGAAGCGGAAGGCTTAAAGGTCTATCTGTGTATCGAACATCATGAATATGGCAAGGAAGCAGTGCATTTAAACCATGAAATGATGCGTCTGCTTCAGGAAGATGGACAGCGTGCATTTGAGAGAACACACACCCGGCAGCAGTTCATGGAAATTTTCGGGAAAAATTACCTGCCGGAAAACGCGGGAGAACGAGAAAAATCACAATCTCCGGCGATTTTGGAGCAGGAAAAGAAAGCACAGGAAGGATTCCGTTTTATAGAACCAGTGGATTTTCAAAAAATATAATATATCACACAATGGAAAGCCATGAGAAACCTCCCGGCAGCAGTGCCGAGAAAGCGGAGCGGCAGCAGTGCCGGGAGAACATAAAGGAAGAGGGGTAAAAGAATGGGAAGATTAACAGAAAGAGATCAGCATGGGAACTGGAGAATCAATGGATTACCATGGGAAAAATTGCATACAGGTGAAATAGTGACACAGGAGATGGGGGAGAAGATATACGGAGCACTGGCAAAATTGAAAGTATATGAGGATTTAGAGCTGACACCAGAGCAGATTAGGGAACTGGACGAGCTGTACAGAAAGAAGTGCGAAGAAGTAGCAAAGCTGGACAAGGAGCTTTCACGAGTAAGTAAAATGTATATGAGTGCATTGGAACGGGAACCGAATCAGATTGTGTGTTCGGAAGAATGCAGAAAAGAGCATCAAAGAAGACAAAAACATCAACTGGCAGAGAAAAAGAAAGCAGAACAAGCCGAGCAAGCAGAAATAAAGGAGCCGGAAACTGTTAGTGGAATGAGAAAGACATCAGAAAAGATGTGCCGTAAATGTAGATATTCCGGTGCGACATCAGGAGGAATGGTCATGTGTGAGTACATGGCAATAGAATATCATAGCAGAGGGTGTCCGGTAGGGCTGTGTGATAAGTTCGATTTAAGAAAGAAGAGAAGAAAGCCAGCATAGAAAGTTGTACCGGTGCAACAAATCAGGGAAAGACGGACGGCAGCAGTAACAGAAATTCACAGCGGCAGCAGTAACAGAAATTCGCAGCGGCAGCAGTGCCAGCAATCCAAGTAACATCAGGAAGCGCAGCGGCAGCAGTGCCAGAGGGGGATAGTAGTGGAGAAAAAGATTATAGAAGAATACATAGACGCATGTAAGTTGGTAGAAGATACAGAAAGAGACATTGCCAGATTGCAGAGAAAAAAGACAACAGCCACAGCGGAGACAGTAAAAGGATCTTTAAATGATTTTCCATTCACAGAGACGCACTTTAAAATTACAGGAACATCATACACGTATGCAGATGACATAGCCATGCACGCAGAGGAGGAGATTCTAAAAGAGCGTAAAGAAAACGCAGAGCAAATAAAGCTTCAGGTAGAAGAATGGATAAACACGATACCAATGCGGATGCAGCGCATAGTGCGATATCGGCATATAGAGGGATTGTCCTGGGAAGAGATAGCAGACCGAATGGGGCGAGGGGCGACGGGGCAAAGTGTAAGAAAAGAGTTAGAGAGATTTCTAAAAGAATAAATAATAAATAGAGAACAGTTATCAGTCACAGATGGTAGCTGTTTTTTTTAGTATTTTCAAAGTTGGTTAAAATACGCTTGACATAGGGTAAACACTATGCTATTATAATAATGGAAGGAGGATAAAGCAGATGAAAATTAAGCTTAAGAAGAAAGAAAGAAAAACCATTATGACAATCGCAAGCCTGCTAATTGGAATTGGCACTCTGTTGACAGGCATCGCGGCAGTCATAACGGCTCTCGGGTAAGGGAGAGGGCAAAAGCCCTTTCCTTACCAACAATATATCACATCTGCTGAAAAAGATGAAGATGAAATTTTCAAAATTATTTGTATTAGCATCGTGGGTGCTCTATTTAGGAACTAAGGGTAGTCTCATAAGCGGAATCATGATGATCTTTGCGGGTCTGTGGATGCTGATTGAGACGTGCTTACAGATTCAGAAGAGGAGGAAAGACAATGCCAAAAGGAAGTCCTAAAGCACAGACAATAGCGTCTGACAAGTACCAGAAGAAAGCAGGGTATACGGTAAAAAGTTTCAAAATCAAGAAAGACGTTGCAGACGCATATATCGAAGCGTGTGAGAAAGCGGGAGTGAGTCAGGCATCCCAGATTACAAAGCTCATGCTAGAGTTTATTGAAAAGCACCAATAGAGGTGCACATGAAAAAAATATAAAATTTTTTAAAGTTTGTCCGTTTTGTCCGTTTTGTCCCATTCCAATGTGGTAATATGATAGCGGTGAAAGATGTAAAAACAACAGAATCCACCCAACATTGACCCCACGAAGCCCTTGGGCAAAGCACTCCTAGAAATTATACGAAGAAAGACAGCTATCACAGCCATCAACATGATTGATGCCCGTGATGGCTGTCTTTCTTTTATGTGTTTTATGCCAAGAAACGGGGGATTGAAATATATCCCCCCATATCCCCCCTATGCCATGGAAGAAACGAAACTGAATTGGGTTAAAAGTTTAATAAAAAAGAATGATATGCATGAGTTCTATGGTTCTGCAGAATGGCAGGAGTTAGCGGAGCGAGCAAGAGACCGCCAGCACAACGAATGTCAGAGGTGTAAGGCAAGAGGATATTATTCGCCTTGCGAAGCAGTTCATCACATCATGTATGTAAAGCAGCATCCGGAGCTGGCATTATCAATAGAAAATCTGGAATGCTTATGTCGTGCATGTCATGAAGAAGAGCATAAAAATAAAAAATTTATGAACATAGAACGATGGTAAGCCCCCGGTAAAAAAAGTCAAAAATTCTCGAGGCTGCCCGACCGCCCCCATACCCGACAAAAGAAAAAACTCGCGCGCACGCGCGAGGAAAAATTGATATACCGGATTTCAAGGAGAGGAATATGGAAACCAATAGTACAAAGGTCAAAATGACCGAGAAGACCATGAGAGAGTCACTCATGGAGCAGGCATTTTTGAAGAAGCTCATAACGACATCGCCAGAAGGCGAGACAATTGTAAGACCGGATGTGGCAGACCTTATAGAGCAGTACATATTCATGTTTAAGCAGATTAAGGAAATGAAGACCAGTATTAAGACGCAAGGGAGGACATATGCAACATTGTCGGCTGCTGGAAAGCCGTATGAGAAAGAAAATCCGGCGGTAAAGGACTTAATCATGTATAACAGGCAGATACTTGCCATCAGAAAACAGCTAGGTCTGGATTTGGAAGGGGTTGAGCTGGAGGAGGATGACGAACTGTAATGAAATTGATGAGTACATCAGGATAGTAAGAGAAGAGGAATATCCGGTATGTAAGGAACAGAAACAGCTTTGCAACCTGATTGAGCACATATTTGAGGAAGAAGATCTAAGAATTGATACAGAGCAATTAAAAAAATACATGGGATACCAGAAATACTTCAAATATGACCTGTTCCCTTGGGAAAAGTTCCTTTTTACGCTGCATAATTGCGTGTACAGGACAGATGGGCTGTTAAGGTGGTCGGAGCTGGTTATCTACGTTGGAAGAGGAGCAGGTAAAAATGGATATCTGGCATTTGAGGATTTTGCATTACTGACACCGACAAATGGTGTGAATGAGTACAATATAGACATTTTCGCGAACAGTGAGGACCAGGCAGTAACAACATTTAAGGATATATACAATGTCCTTGAAGACAATAAAACGAAAATGGAGAAACATTTCAAGTGGAATCTTGAAGTGATAAGGAATATAAAAACCAATTCCGAGCTTCGTTTCCGGACATCAAATCATAAGACAAAGGATGGAGGCAGACCGGGAAAGGTAGATTTTGACGAATACCATCAGTATGAAAGCTATAAGATGATTGGTGTTGCCAAGACAGGTCTTGGAAAGAAAGAATATCCAAGAGTAACCATAATCACGACAGATGGAGAGGTCAGAGACGGTCCGCTGGACCATAAATTATCAGAGGCTGCCGGTGTACTTAGCGGAAGCGTGCCGGACAATGGGACATTATATTATATATGCCGTCTGGATGACCAGGACGAAGTACACGACAAACGCATGTGGCATAAAGCAAACCCGTCACTGCGCTATTTTCCAAATCTACAAAGCGAAATGGAACGTGAATATGCCGAGTATAAGCTAGATTCTTTCGGCAATAGCGCATTTATAACAAAGCGTATGAATAGACCGATTGGAAATGCTGAGTGCGGAGTCACGGAATGGGAGAACATAGCAGCAACGGCAAAGGACATTCCAGACCTCAGTAAATATTCATGCATTGGAGGACTTGATTATGCACAGACAACAGATTTTGTGGCAGCAGGGCTTATGTTTGAGGACAAGGGCATCTGGTATTGGATAACACACAGTTGGGTATGCCGGTCCTCAAAAGACTGGAGCCGTATCAAATTTCCGATTGAAGAAGCAGAGGCAAGAGGATTATTAACGGTAGTGGATGCGGTAGAGATACCGCCGGAGCTTCCGGCGGAATGGCTTGCACAAATGGGAAAAAAATACAATATCGTAAAGCTGGCATATGATGCGTACAGACACACATGGATAGAGAAAGCATTGAGGAATGTCGGCTTTGATGCAGATAAGGATGGAAGTAAGAACATTACACTCATAAGACCATCAGACATTATGAAGACGGCACCAATGATATCGAGCCAATTTGCCAATCAGAGGGTAGTCTGGGGCGACGATGCGTTGATGCGCTGGTATACCAATAATGCAAAACAGGTTATGGATACACGAGGGAATATCACGTATGGCAAGATAGAGCCAAAGTCAAGAAAGACAGACGGATTCATGGCATTTGTGGCAGCAGCAACACAGATAAACAGCATACAGGGCTGGAATGATGCAGAGGAAAGTGAATTGATGGATATTTACACATACTAGGAAAGAAGGTGAGCAAAATGGGAGCTTTTACAAAGTGGTTATCAGACCTCTTCGGAGCTGCAAGAGCAGAAGAGATTGAGTCAAACGGCTACCGTATCACACAGGGACGCGACGTACCTCTTGAGATTGAGAGAATTGCAATACAATCAGCGGTTGGAATCATTGCAGCCGCGGTAGGGCAGTGCAGGTTCAGAACATTTATGAATGGCGAAGAAGTGATGGAAGAGGAATATTATACATGGAATTATTCGCCAAATGACAATCAGAACAGCACACAGTTTCTTCAGGACATGGTTGAGACACTGGTATATAACAACGAGGTTCTCGTGGTGGAGCAGGGAGGAAAGCTATATGTGACAGATACTTTCTCATATAACATCAAGGGAACGAAAGAGGCTGTCTATCAAAATATAACAGTAAATGGGGAAAATATACCGGATAAGAAAGCGAGGGATGCGCTGTATTTGTGTATGGCGAATACGGATGTGCGTCCTTATTTATCACAGCTATGCCACCAGTATGAGGGTATCATAGCAAAGGCGCTTGAAAGTTATGAGAAAGCAGGTGCAGATAAAGGCTTTCTAAATATCGATACGGCAAAGAGAGGACCGATTGATTATGAAAAGTACCATAAGGATCTGCTTGAAAATAAATTTAAGGCGTTTTTCAGCAGTAAAAATGCAGTGCTTCCACTCTATGCAGGATATACATATACACCGGCAAGCAGAACAATCCGTAAAACGTCAGAGATTAACGACATAAAAAATATGTCTGATGAGATTTATAACAGGGTTGGTCAGGTGTTTCGGGTACCGCCTGCATTTCTAAGAGGCGAGATTGCACAGAGCGGGGAAGCAGTAGATAATTTCCTAAAATTTTGTATACGTCCAATCTGTGACATGCTAGAGGAAGAGATTACCAGAAAAAGATACGGAATTAAGGGCGTAAAGGATGGCTCTTATGTATCCATAGACACATCTATGATTGAGATTAGCGGTATCTTTGCATCCGCTGATAAGCTGGATAAGATTATCGGCAGTGGCATATTGAGCATTGACGAGGTACGCCAGAAGGTAGGCGAGCGTGCCTTAGGAACAGAGGAGGCACAGACGCACTTTATAACAAAGAATTACGGGGTAGTAGATACTACCGGAAAGGAAGGACAGGATGAATAAATATTTCATGTCCGAAGAACAGGACGACACGCTTCAGATAACCATCTTTGGAGATATTACCTCATGGGAATTTTTAGAGAGTGACGTGTCAAGTTATACCCTGTCGAAGCTGATTAACGAGAGCAATGCAAAGAAAATCATTGTAAATATCAACAGCTACGGCGGCGAGGTGGCAGAGGGACTTGCAATTTACAACTCTCTCAGAAACAGTAAGGCAAAAGTAACAACGCGCTGTGATGGATTTGCGTGCTCTGCGGCATCTGCTGTATTTATGGCAGGCGATAAGAGGGAAATGAATGAGGCAAGTCTATTGATGATTCATAACGCATGGACAGTGGCAGAGGGGAATGCTGCACAGCTTAGAAAGCAGGCAGATGACTTAGAAATAATATCAAAAACAATGACGGATATCTATCTGTCATGCGTTAACATTACAGAGGATGAACTTCAAAAGATGCTCGATAACGAGACGTGGATTACGCCGGAGCAGGCTTTAGAAATGGGATTTGCGACAAAGATAGTCGGAGAAACCATTAAAAAACAGCAAGATTCGGCAAAGAAAGACATTATCAGACAATTAGTGGAAGGAAAATGCAAAGGGGAAGCACATGATCCAGAGCAGGACGAGCCGGAAACACCGGAAGAAACACCGGAAGAAAAACTGGAAGAAACACCGGAAGAGGACGAGCCGGAAGTTGCACCGGTGCAACCAGAACCGGAAAGCACACCGGATGGTGCAGAACCGACAGACAAATTCCAGAAGCTTTTTTGTACATTTAACAGGTCAAAATAAGGAGGAAAGTGATGAAATCAAAAGATTTAATCAACGAAGCAAGACAGAAATTTTCAGAAGCATTTATGCAGTCCATTAAAGATGGGGATGAGGTAAAAATGGCAGATGCCGTTGCTGAACTCTCCCAGCAGATTCAGGATGCATTGATGCAGGACGCACACGATGCGAGCGCAGACAAAGAAGTTCTCGCGGCAAGAGGCGTGCGAGTGCTCACAAGCTCAGAGACAAAGTATTATGATGCTCTCATTAAAGCCATGAGCAGCGCAAGTAACATCAAGGCAGCAGTCGAGAACATTGATGTGACAATGCCAGAGACCATCATTGATGCTGTTATGGATGACATTCAGACAGCTTTTCCGCTTCTGGATGAAATTGATTTCCGCAACACAACGGCAATCACGAAGTGGTTCTACAACAAGCAGGGTGTACAGCAGGCAGCTTGGGGAAAACTCGACACAAAGATTACACAGGAGCTTTCCGGTGCAATCGGAGACATTAACCTGACACAGTGTAAATTAACCGGATACATGGTAGTGAGTAAAGACTTCCTGAAACTGGGACCGACATGGCTTGACGCTTATGTGAGAGCAATTCTCTCAGAAGCAAACGGTGTGGCACTTGAGACTGCCGTAGTAGACGGCGATGGAAAAGACTGCCCGATTGGTATGTCAAGAGACCTTACCAAAGGTTCCACAGCAGAAGGCGTGACCACATATACCAGAAAGACCGCAACAAAGGTTACAAAGTTAGATCCTGCAACCTACGGTTCTATTTTGGCAAAACTGGCAAAGACTCCATCCGGACGTCAGAGAAACATCCAGAATGTTATCATGGTGGTCAATCCGGCAGACTACATGGAAAAGGTAATGCCGGCAACAACAATCCTTACACCGCAGGGAACTTATGTAAGCGATGTGCTTCCGTTCCCAACGAAAGTGATTCAGAGCGTTGGGATGCCGTCAGGACATGCAGCGGTAGGACTTGGAAAGAGATATTTCCTTGGTCTGGGAACCAGTAAAGATGGACTGATTGATTATTCCGACCATGCACAGTTCCTGGAAGACAACAGAGTGTATACAACACATATGTATGGCAACGGAATGCCGATGGACAATACAGCATTTGAGTATCTGGATATTTCAGGACTTGAAGCACTGTCCTATGTATCAACTACCACAAGCGAGGAGTAATGAGGAGGTCTGACCATGCTTGAAAGTCTGAAAAATTATCTGAACATCAGCTATGAAGATGATGCGACGGACGTAATGCTCACAGGGGCTATTGAGCGTGGAAAGAAAGTCTTAAACGATTACGCGGGCGTAGAACTGGACTATGAAGAAGAGGGGCTGCCAAGACAGCTCCTCTTTGACTATTGCAGGTATGTCCGTTCACATGCCGCGGAAATGTTTGAGAAGAACTTCCAACACGATTTCATTGCCTTGAGAGAAATGGCAGAGGTGCAGAATTATGCAGATAAAGACGACGGTACAGTTTCAGACGTACAATGACGGAGTTTGCCAGATAGCAAGCCTGACGAATATAGCAGAGTCAGGCTTAAAGCCGGAGATGGCTCTTGCGGTAAAATATAGCCGTGTGCCTTATGAGAGACGCAAAGTAGGAATTACCAGATTCTACACGGCATTGCAGGATAATATTGAGGTTGACGCTGTCATTCGGGTACCAGAGCAATTTGAAGTATCGACGCAGGATTACTGTATTATTGGTGGCAACCAATACGGGATACATCAGGTGCAGGAAGTTTCTGACACCATGCCGCCATCACGAGACCTGACATTGAAGAAGACGGAGGTAGAGTATGACATTACAGGAATTTAAAGACGTGCTCTTAACCGTTACCGACAAGGTATATCATCTTGAGGCATGGCAGGAAAGTGAAGAGTACATGGTTTGGCAGGAATTACAGCCAAAGAGCCAGCATGGAGACAACGGGCGTGGCGAAGTGGTACAGCGTGTGCAGGTAGAACTTTTCACAAAAAAGGAATTCACACCGACACTCGATAAACTTATTGAGGTGCTTGAGAAAAACGACATAGCGTTTGAGGAACCAATACCGGATTACGATTCAAACGAGAAGACAATGCGGTATATTATCAGATGCGAGGTGGTATGACATGGCAAGCATTAACTTTGAGGGACTTGATGACCTCATAGCAGATTTGGAGAAGGTCAGAGACCTTCCGGATGATGTCATGGAAGAGATGCTGGATGCCGAGGCGGAAATCGTAATCAAGGCTCATAAGAGCGAACTGGAGTCAAGAGGAATGAGAAGGACGGGGCAGTTGATAGGCTCAATAGGAGCTACCAACAAGATAAGTCGTGGTTTTTCGCATTCCGTAGATGTCTATCCGCAAGGAACGAGGGACGACGGTGTGCGCAATGCAGAGGTGGGATTCATATTAGAGTATGGAGCACCTAAAAAGCACATTCCAGCAAGTAACTGGATGGAGCAGGCAAATGAAGGCTGTGCAGATAAGGCGGTGGAAGCCGCTGGAGCTGTATATGATGAATTTTTAAAGAAAAACAATTTATAACAAGGAGGACAAGATATGTCAGCATTTGGAGCTAAATATTTAAACTTTGCACCGATAGCAGAGGAAGCAGAGGACGCATTACCAACTTATGAGAAAAACGGAGCTTTTTCTCTGGGCGCACTGGTAAAAGCAGATTTGACCGTCAACTTTGCATCCGGCGAACTGTACGCAGATGACAGGCTTGCAGAGAAAGTAGATGAATTCTCAAGCGGTTCACTTGC